ATCAACGCCCTTCTATAATTTGCTTCATAGTCTGTGTACATAAATCCTCCTTATATTTATATTTATATTTATGGTCGCTCCATTATGATCTAGGTGCTGGTTATGGCTGCTGATTAGGCAGCCGTTTTCTTCAGGGCTTTGAATTTCTCGAGTTCGGCCTTTTGCTCTTCGGGCGACATAGCCGCGAACATTGCGGCATATGAGGCCTGGACATCGACGACAGTCTTCGGGGACTTCCCGGCATCGCTGACGAGAATCGTCTTGTTGTTGTAACCCTTGACAACCTCGGGCTCCTGCTTGCGGAGCATTCCGGCGAAGGTAATCGCCACGGATGAGTTCGCAAGGCTGTCGAGCACCTGCTTGACTGTCCACCCTGTGTAATCAAATGCTACATTGATTACATAGCTTGGATCATCCTTGCCCGTGCCGGTTTTGTCGATCTTCACCGACATCTTTCTGGGCACCTTCACCCCGTCCAACCTGGTTTCGAGTATCTCGTTTACGGTCATGTGCGTTCTCCTTTAGTCTTCCTCCTAATACTTAAACAACCGTCTAGGGATTTCAAATCCTCTCTTATCCATGCACTTATATGGAAGAGCTACGATTCCAAAGTTCCTTCCTGTGTACAGCACAACTACTGTTCCCTTCTCTATCATCCACTGGTCTATCAGCAGATCATCATTCAAGACTGTCTGCAGACTCTTTCCTTCCTTCGGCCATGATAATTCATTAACTCCCAGACTCATCTCTTCCTCCTTTGAGTGCACCTAGACCATAATCGAGCGACCATTGGTCTTTGCGGATTATGTCTGCTTTCGATCACAGACCCGCTATGTTCCCTCGTGCTATGCTCCCCTCAAATTGCACGAGGTGCTTGTCAGTGAGCGGATTATGACATAAATAATGATGTATGTCAAATCCAGGTGACGCCAAAATTAAACGAATTTCACAAAAAAGGAAAATATTAAAATGTTCCATGTCATGGAACATCGTGGAACACAGCGCCCGCAAATCAAGCAATATAGCCAAACAGGTGGAACGAAATATGGAACATTATGGAACACCGCCAAAGTGTTCCATGGAACATGGCGAACATGACAGGAGAAGGACAATGAAAATTTTAAGCGTTGATGAATTATTAAATATGACCGGTGAGGAACTCGACATTCTGGATGGGCGTGTTCGAAGTAACGCCGTTGCGGTTGACGACGAATGCATTGTCATCAAGATCCCGGAAACTAACGATGTCTACGAAATAGAACGAGCCAGATTAAAAACACCGGAACAGGCCTTGGATTGGATTCATCAACTGTCTGAAAAACCTTGGATGTGGAAAAACGACAAGCAGATAGCGCAATTTTCTGATCAATCGTGCGTGGTCAAAGAGAAAGCCCATCCGCGGACAGAAGTGATTGTCGAAAAATTGGAGATCTGATATGTGGCTCTTATTAGCAGGAATGGTAATCGGCGGGTGCTTCGGTGTGCTCATCATGGGCGTGTTTATTGGTGCTGGTGTGGGCGAGTGCCGTCCGAGGGCTAAGTTTTAAGAGCTGCTCTTTGAAAAAGAAAGCCCCCTCCGTGGGGAAGGGGCTAAATATCTATCAACGATAATGAGTGCCCCTCCCGCCCCTGTTGCCAAGAGCGGGAGGGGAGAGGCTAGACTATCTCGTCCGGGTCAACTGATAATCTTGGTCCCGGCAGGAAGTCTGTACCAGTCGTACTCCTCCCTGGAGATCCGGGAGTAGTGGGTGCCGATATATTCGGCACCTTCCAAACCCGCATGTGCTGATCCGGCCAGCACGCAGACTATCCGGCGGCTATTCTTTTTGGCTGGCCAGATGCCGTGCCAGTCTTCCCGATTTCCCTTATTCCATACTATCATGTCCACCTCCTTTTAGTGATTCATGCTCCTATATGGTGTTTTCTCTCACCATGCAAACATGATAACACAACTCGTTTTGATTGTCAAATATTAGCGTCAAGCGAGCACGAAAGCCCGAAGGGGGGAAACGCCCCCGCCCGCCCGCCCGTTCACGTTGACCTATCACGTCCCAAATCTAATAAAACCACATAATTGTGGGATTGATAGCAGGTGAGGGAGAAGCGCTCGGGAGAGAGGAGAGGGAGAGAAGAGAAGGTTCCAGGCGATTCGAGCGTGGCTGTTGGTAAAAATTACCATAAGGGTGAGTGAGGTATAGCTAGAAATATGTGGGTAATTGGAGGTTGACTAGGCAATATTTCTAACGTAATAACGAAGACATGAAAGGGATATATGAGAGAAGAACTGAGAGAAGAAGAGCTGGGAGGAGTAGGAATCCGGCCGATCTGAAGAATTTGAACCAGAGACATCATGAGATCCTCGAGTTAGCGCTTTTAGGATTCCCTGACGCTCAGATAGCGGAGGCTGTAGGGTGTAAGCCTATGACAGTTTTCAATGCTAGGAACTCGACATTAGGGAAAGAGAAGTTAGGAATGATGAGGGCTGCGAGGGATACTGGATCGATAGACGTGGCAAAGAAGATGCAGGAGATGATTCCTAAGGCGCTGGAGATTTATGATAAGATCTTGAGTGAAGGGGAAGAGGGAGATCTCACGCATGGAGGAGCTTCTATTCAGCTTCAGAAGCAGACCGCTGATATGGTGTTGAAGGAGTTCTCAGGGCTTGCAGTGCCGAGGAAAGTGATGGTAGGGCACGCACACTTTACAGCTGAGATGTTAGAAGAGATCAAGGAGCAAGGGAAGAAAGCAGCTTTGGAGTGCGGGGCTTTGGATATTCCTTTCACGGAGGGTCTTTAATGGCGAGTAGAAATATAGATAGAGCCACTCCTAGAATGAGGATTTTTATTAAGAATCTCATACTCGAAGCTTGGAGGAGATATAAGCTGAGAGTGATAGTTACATGTGTGGATAGAGATATTAAGGAACAAGCAGCGCTCTATGCACAAGGGAGAGAAGAGCTTGAAGTAGTGAACTCGCTTAGGAAGATTGCAGGGTTGCTTCCTTTGAGTGAAGAGGAGAATAATCACTGCGTGACTTGGACTATGAGGTCTGAGCATTTGGTTGATTTAGGAAATGAGACTACAGAAGATGATTTCTCTCACGCAGTTGATGTAGCGATTCTGGGAAAGAACGGGCAGGTAAGTTGGTCGCTTAAAGCTGATGTGAATGAAGACGATATTCCTGATTATTTGCAGTTAGTGGAGCTCGCACATCAGATAGATCCAACTATTGTCTGTGGAGGTGATTGGAAGAAGCCTGATTATCCACACTTCCAGGACAGACCGGTGAAAAGGAAAGTAGCTTAAAGGAGGTTTTATGAATGATTCTTTATTGACTTCTCTAATCAAAGGTCGAGTAGGAGCGGCTGTTCTTTCCCTGGTAGCTCTGGTCCTCGCAGGATGGGGATATACGTTGGATGAAGCGGCTCAGGCCCAGATTCTCGATGTGCTGGTGGTGTTTGCTACTGGTATTTCGACTGTCTTCGCTCTGTGGAGTAAGATTAGAGAGACGAAGAAAACAGGGAAATGAGTAGGCTGGCGGTTATTATAGAACTTCTTCTTGACCTGATTAGTGAGATTACAGATCAGGTCAAGAAGATTCAGAGGAAGAATGCCGAGAGAAGGTATCAAGAGGAAGTTCTTAATGCTGAGAAAGATATTACTGTCGCTTTTAATGAGCACTTTTCTCCTCTCTTGTACGGGAGTAAAGATGAGGGAAGAGATCCTAGCTCCGACAAGGCCAGTGATAGAAGCGAAAAAAGGACCTGAAGGTTCTGTATGTTTTACGGAAGAGGATGCTCAGAAGCTTTTCCTATACATCCTCGAGTTGGAAAAGAGAAGTGAATAAAAACAAGGAGGATTTGAACTATGCGTAAATGGAAAGACTCGAGTATTCTCGTCGGGCTTCTGGTCTTTATAGTTATGCTCACTACAGGTGCTGCGTTTGTGGAGAGAGGGGATAAGTACTTCCTCAACAACGTTACGATTAAGGGGCTTACTACTATCCACAACTTCCTCACTCTTGCGAAGATGCCGAAGACGACCTACGGGAATGGTGCAGGTGTTACGGCGGTATCTACGGCGACTGAGTATGGAGATGGAGTTATTCACAGAACGTCTCTGGCAATTGATAAAGTTATGACGATTACTGATACCGCGAATTCTAGCGGTATTGGGAGTGTTAAGATTTATGACTTCCCTGCTGGGAATATTCAGATTGTCGGAGCTACAGTGAATTTGACAGCTTCTTCGGCCGGCGGAGCTGCAGGGATTGTAGCAACTGCTGATGGGGACTTTGCTCTTGGTACTGCGGGTGCTGGAGTCGGAGCGACGTTAGAGGGGACAGAAGCGGATATTATTTCGTCTACCTCTCTCGCTCAGTTTGCGAATACTACTGGTGTGATTAAGGGATATGCTTCTGCTTCTTCTTTCCATGACGGGACTTCTACAGCAAAAGATCTTTATCTTAACGTGATGTTTGATGATGCGGATAGTACTGCTAATGACACACTCTCGGTCGCTGGTACTATTATCGTAGACTGGATCAATCATGGAGATTATTAAGCGCTGTTGGTAAAAAATACCAATAGAGAGGGTTTATGAAGAGAATATTCTTGCTTCTGGCTTTTATGCTTCTTCCGCTTCTAAGTCTCCAAGCAGCTGTGGTTGATGTTAGCTGGAATGCGAATACCGAAGCGGACTTGGCAGGGTATAAGCTTTACTACGGTACGACTAGTGGGGTTTATGGACTGCCTGTTGATGTAGGTAAGGTGACTTCCTACTCCGTTACTGTGAATCCGAAAGTTACGACTACTTACTACGTGACCCTTACAGCATATGATATGTCAGGGAATGAATCACCTAAGTCGGATGAGGCTAGTATTACAGTTACAGTCGCGGATACTACCCCTCCGGCTAAGCCGACAGGGCTGAAGATGGTTATTCAGCAACTTCTTTCCTGGCTTCATAGGTTCTGGGCTTAAGGATAGTAGGAGGGCTCGATGGCTCAGTTCATTCCAGTCTACGGCGCCTTAACTGGCGGAGGCACAGGCGCCTTGGATGCGATCTATGCTGGTGGAGAGAGTGGGTATTATAATGCCTTGGCTACCGGCGATATTGCTATAGTACATAACTCTGGTAATAATCAGTTGTATGTATATAGATTCAATATCGCCGGTTCTGCTTATACTGAGTCTTCGCCTACGATTATTAAGCCTGATAATCAAAGATCTGGAACTGCTTACACAGGTAATGGAGCTTGGCTTTTAGTTAATATTAAACAAGCAAACCATTGTTTTCTTGCTGTTGCTACTGCTGCGTCAAACGTAACCGGAGACGGAACAAATCACTATCCGATAGTATATGGTACTGAGACATTTGACTCAGATGGTGACTATGATAATACTTATGGTCGCTACGTTGCCCCAGTAACAGGGTATTATCACTTTGATGCTTCTGTTTTTGTTGGTGGGATTACATCTGCTCATACAGGCATTCAGCTTGGACTGATAGTGTTGAATAGTAGTAACTCAGCCACAAACGTTTACTGGCATAATATCTTAAACGCCTATACATGTAGTTTTAACGGCGCATTACTGCTTCATTGCGGTATGGATATTTATCTAGCGGCTAATGAAAGAATGTGCGCAGGTTTGATGTGTTATGGAACCAGTAAAGTTGTAGACATTACCGCAAGTCACGGTACTTTCTCAGGACATCTTAAAGGGGTTTAAGTAGATGGCATCTACTTGGTGGTATCATACTAAAAGTAATAAATTCTCTAGTCCTAGGGATATCTGGGCTCCTAAGGGGTATATAGTTCGTGAGAGATGTGAAGGAACTGGCAGGCCTTCAGGATGGACTAGTTATGGAGGAGTGACTGTAAGCTGGGATTATACAGATAGTCCTGCTCCTTTAGAGGGTGCTCAGTCTCTTGCTATGACTTGTAGTGGTTGGGGGATAGAGTATTATGATGTAGGAGGCTTGTCGGAGTTTAGTCTTTACTTTGCTTATTGTCCTGTAATTACTGTTGCTGGTGATCACGGATTCTTTGACGCTTTTGATGAGAGTATAAACAGTGTATTTTATCTATACCACTCAAGCACTGGCTATCTTTGTCTTCAGGATGCTATAGAAGGAGCTAAGACTTCTGATTATCTTCTTGAAGAAGGGGTTAAGTATTTTATCTGGGTTGATTATGTAGCGTCAGGGACTGTGAATGTGTTTATTAATACTACGGCTATTAAGCCTACAACACCAGAAATTACATTTACTGCTGGGGCTGCTAGTGCTATTAGATATGCAGGGCCTTCTGTAGGATATGGAGAAGCATTAATTTTTGACGACTTTATATTTGATACTGTCATGATAGACTCTAATCCTTTAGGGTCTTATGCAGGAAGTACACAGAATCAGGCGTTGAGTGGAAGTTTTCCTGCTTTTTCTGGGTCTTTGGGTAGGCTGCCTGGCAAGGTAGTTCTAGGAGGTGTTACATTAGCTTCTGGGATTACTACAAAGACAAGTGGAAAAATAGTTTCTGGTTCTATGCCTTCTCAGAATGGGAGTGTTATTAAGCTATCCACGAGAAACGTCTCTGGTAGTTTTCCGTCTGTATCTGGAGTAGTTAGTAAGAGTACTTTAAAGACCTTGACTGGAGTACTTCCTGCTCTAAGCGGTTCTATTGTTGGGGAGTTTATAACAGGGCTTATTGAAGAAGCTTTGGCAGGAACGTTTCCTGTTATTACTGGAAGTTTAGATGTTATAATTAGTAAAATGCTCCAAGGCTCGGTTCCTGTACAAGAAGGGACAGTAGTAAGGATTACGGAGAAGAGAGTTTTAGGATCTGCACCTTCTCAGAGTGGAAGTACTGTGAAGAGTACTGCTAAGGAATTTGAGGGGCAGTTAGGAAGTGTAACTGGGGCTTCTTTAAAGCTTACAGCTAAGAATGTTTCTGGATTGTTACCTGCTGTAAGTGGGGTTTCTAGTTATGTATCTGTGTTTTTACAGGAAGTCTTAGGTGCTATTCCTCAGATTACTGGAGCTATAAGCAAGGCTACTACTAAAGCAGTCACTGGTATTATTCCTGCTTTATCAGGGAGTATTAGTAGGAGAGCTGGGAAATCTCTAGCTGGTTCTATCCCTTATCAAGTAGGAGGGATAGTTAAAGATGTAGATAAGAAAGTACAAGGTGCCATACCCTCCTTATCCGGAACAGCTTCTGGTGTGTCTGTCTTCTTAGAAGGCATATCAGGAGCTGTTCCTTACGCAGTCGGGAGTATGGTTAAGATGATAGGTAAGGGGATTAGTGGTAATGCTCCTTCTCAGGCAGGACAGTTAGTGAAGAATATAGCTGTTTCTAAAACAGGTTCTATTCCTTCGCCTTCTGGAAATCCTGGAGAAGCCTATCAGACGTCAGAAGGAACTTCTGGAATATTCGGAGCTATAAGTGGGATAGTGAGCTATATCACAGGTGTTATTATCAGTAAGGCCGTTGGGATTATAGGATCTCGACTGAAGAGAATAATAGGAGGATAACTATAATGAAACAGAAACGTACTGAAGATGGAAAGGTTAAAGACAGCCTTTTGCAGCGCTTTCGCTCCTGGCGGCTGAATAAACAGCTGAGGAAAGGAAAGATTCCGAGAGGCAGAACTATCACATCAAAAGAAGCTGAGGATGCTTTGAAGATGGGCGCTCCTGAATACGCTCTTGAGCTTTGGGGTTTTCTGAGTGCTAAAGTGATTAGGGCTGATGGTTCTATCAACGACCACGGCTTGGTCTCAGTTCAGAAGATCACTACAGCATTCAGAGATTATATCGTAGACTCTCTGCAGAACAGTACCACCAAGCCTATGGACGTTTTCAAGTATCACGGATGCGGTACTGGGACTGGAGCAGAAGCGAATACAGAGACGACTCTTGGAACAGAGGTTGGTTCGAGGGTGTCAGGTACTCAGACTGAAGGAGCTTCTGCAAATATCTACAAGTCAGTTGCTACTATTAGCTTCTCAAATACTTATGCTATTACTGAGCATGGATTGTTCTCTGCTAGTGAGAACGGGACTATGATGGATCGATCTCTCTTCAGTGCTATCAACGTGACCAGCGGAGATAGCATTCAGTTCACTTACGAAGCTACCTTCAACGCTGAGTCGTAAGGAGGTTTCTGATGGATGTGAGATGTAGGAATATTCCTTTTGCGACGTGTAAGAGCACAGGAGATAAAGCAGTTGCTGATTCTCCTGTGGTAGTGAAGGCTTCTGCTGGTGTTCTTAGAGGCTTTACTGCTTACACAGACGGAACTAATGATGTAACAGTTACTGTTTATGACAGTGCTGCTGCTGCATCAGGGACTATACTGGCTAAAGTGATTATCCATGGCACTGATGATTCAGGCGGGCTTATGGGTATAGACGTTGAAGCCAGGTATGGTATTGTTATGACTATTGCCGGCACAGGTGGTCATGCGGTAGCTTATTATATTTAAGCTATCGGTAAAAAATACCAGCAGGGAAGATATGGAGAACGTGACAATAGATATTACCCAGGATCCTGAGATCCGAAAGATGCTATCACTTTGTGTTAGTAACACGAAGTATTGCTCTAAGGTTCTCTTCCCTGGAACTTTCTATTCTCCGTTCTCTACCCTTCATGATGAGATTTTTAAGGCTATAGACTCCGGGCATAAGAAGATAGCTATAGCTGCTCCTCGTGGTCTGGGAAAGACGTCTATAGCTAGGGTAGTCGCGCAGAAAGCTATCCTTTTCAGAATGGCTAATTTTATAGTATATCTCATGAACTCAGCTACAGTCGCTGAAATGCAGACTGAGAATATTAAGAAAGAGCTTTTGATCAATAAGTTTGTGAGAGGCCTCTTTGGGAGCATTAAAGAGTCTGATCTTGAGTATCAGATGGACGAGATGTTTTCTAAGCTTTCTTGGGTAGCTTTCGGGAAAACTCTCGTTCTCCCTCGAGGCCAGGGACAGCAAGTACGTGGTTTGAACTGGTGTGATAATCGACCCGAGATTGTTATCTGTGATGATCTCGAGAATAAGGAGGAGATACAGAGTAAAGAGAATAGGGATAAGTTGAAACAGTGGTTCTATTCTGACGTAATGAAGTCCTTCAATTTTTATAAGAAGAACTGGAGAATAGTATATATTGATACTATCAAGCATGAGGATTCTCTTCTTCAGGAACTTCTTGATTCTCCTGACTGGTACGGGATTAGGCTTTCTATTTGTGATGATAACTATAAAAGCCTAGATCCTAATTATATGACAGATGCTGAGATAGAAGCTGAAGTATCTGAGCATAGAAGGTTAGGTACGTTAGATCTCTTCTATATGGAAAGGATGAATATTCCTACGTCGAAGGAAGATGCTTCGTTTAAGGCTGAGGATTTTACCTACCATAATGAGGAAGAGATTAAAAACAATCCTAGTATTGAGAATGTAGTGATAGTTGATCCAGCAAAGACTACGAATTTGAGAAGTGCTGATTCTGCTGTCGTAGGTATAGGGATTGATACTAAGAGAAATAAACTTCATGTAAGAGATGTTTCTTCTCTTCGTGTGTTTCCTGAACAGTTATACGAAGAGATGTTTGATATGGCTAAGAGGTTGAATGCTACTACCCTAGCGGTCGAGGTTAATTCTCTCGAGGAGTTTATTAAGCAGCCTATACTGAACGAGATGAGTAGAAGAGGACTTAGCTATAATATAGTATGGCTTAATGCTAGAGGAGGGATGAAAGAAGAAAGGGGAAAGGTAGAAAGGATAAAGGGATTAATTCCTTATTACCGACAGAAACTTATTACCCATAACAAGGAAAAGTGCGGTAAGTTAGAGACACAGCTCTTAGCATTTCCTAAGTCTAAGCTCTGGGATGTTATGGATGCTACAGCGTATATAGTCGAACTCCTAGAGCTTGGAGGAAGGTATTTTGAGTCTCCTGAGAATGGTAGTTATAATGACCCCCAGGAAGATGAATATGAGGGTATTGTTAATGATCCTATCATTCAAAATTGGAGGTGTGCTTAATGGATCCTACTATTGCTGTTCTTGTTGGTATTATTACTAACTTTGTTTCGTTCGAAGTAGGAAACAGGTTAATGGGAAAGAATAAAGTATCAGAAGCTTCTTGTGCAGAGAGAAGAGGAAACTGTACAGAGAAGTTCTGTATACAGCTAGATGCAATACACGAAAAGCTTGATGATTTGTCCCTTACGGTAAAAAATAACAAAAGGGGATATGATAATGCCTAATATAGTACAAGGAAACGAGAATTCTTTATCAAGAGCTCTTTCTGATATAGACAGAGCTAATTTTGACTATGAATATCCTGGTGGTATAGACCTTAAACCTGGAAGTTCTGTTCATGATAAGATTGTTAAAGAAGTTCTCGCAAGGGCCAGAGAGAGTCATTCTGCTATGTCTACCAGGTATGATAGCTGGAAGAACATGGATAAGTTGACTACTACCTATAAATACGTAGATGAAAAGGAAGAAGACATTCAGAGTAAGGATGAGAGAAAGCCTGTGTCGATAGTGTTTCCTTATACCTATGCTATTAAGGAAACCTTACTTACTTATCTCACAGTAGCTTTCTTTCAGGATCCTCTCTTTAATTATGAAGGTGTAGGGCCTGATGATATTATAGGTGGGTCATTGCTTACCCTTCTTGTAAGAATGCACTGTGCTAGGAATAAAGTACCTCTCGCTTTGCATACTATGTTCAGTAATGCTCTTGATTATGGAATAGCTCCTGTAGCTCCTGGATGGGAGAAGCGGTATGGGACTACTTATAGAAACGTCATGGGTAGTGCTTTTGATATAAACGGAGAGCAGGTAGCTGGAGAGGCTATAAGGCAGTTAGAAAGAGGATTAATATTTGAAGGTAATACGCTTGATAATATAGATCCTTATAAATATCTCCCTGATCCTAGCATTCCATCTCATAAGATCCAGGACTGTGAGTATGTAGGATGGTGGTATACTACAAACATGATGGCCTTGCTTTCTGAAGAAGGTAATGGTCCTGAAGGAAGATTTAATGTGCAGTATTTGAATCTTGTTAAGAATAAGAAGTCGTTTCTTAACACAGATCCTAGCGGAAGAAATTTAAAGCAAGGTAGGCCGGATCTTCAGTCTAGTATCTATACCACAAAGACTGATGTGATTCCTATGTATATAACTATCATCCCAAAAGAATGGGAGTTAAGTCCTAGCAATAAGCCAGAAAAATGGCTCTTTGAAGTCGCTGCTGATTCGATAGTGATAGGAGCTGAGAAGTGTGATCACAATCACGGGCTGTATCCTATTGCTACAGCAAGTCCTGACTTTGATGGTTATACAGCTACTCCAATGTCTAGGCTTGAGATACTCTACGGGCTTCAGCATACTATGGACTGGTTGTTTAACTCTCATATAGCTAATGTGAGGAAAGCTATTAATGATATGTTAGTTATCGATCCCTGGATGATTAACATAAATGATGTGAAAGATCCTAAAGCAGGTAAACTGATTCGTACTCGAAGGCCTTCTTGGGGTAAGGGCAGAGTAAGTGACTATATCCAGCAGCTCGGGGTTGTAGACGTCACTCGAGGTCATATAGCTGATTCTGGTTATATCGCAGGCTGGATGCAGAAACTCTCTGCTGCTGATGATAGCATTATGGGAGTGATTAGGGATAGTGGTCCTGAGCGTCTTACTAAGGCTGAGTTCCAGGGAACTCGAGGTGGAGGTCTTTCAAGGCTTCAGAGACTTGCTATTATTATAAGTTATCAGTCTATGCATGATATAGGTTTTCTCTTTGCTTCTCATGCTCAGCAGTACATGAGTCAAGAGACCTACTCAAAGATAGTTGGTGATCTTCCTGAGAAGCTCTTAGCTGAAAGAGGAGGTGATAGTAGAATTAAGATACGTCCTGAGGATCTTTACATCGCTTATGATGTTCTTATTAGGGACGGGAGTATTCCTGGAGGTAATTTCTCTGAAGCGTGGTTAAGTCTTTTTGATACTATCGCAACGGATCAGGAGCTTAGGGGTATGTTTGATGTTCCTAGGATATTTACTCATATAGCCAGGGAAATGGGAGCGAAGGATGTTGAGTCCTTTAAAAGAAATGTAGCTAATATACAACCAAAGAAGATGCCTGATGAAGAAGTTATGAAAGAAGTAGACAAAGGGAATATAATTCCTACTGGTGCTGTATGAGAGATAAGTATAAGAATACAGACCCTCTGGACCTTACTGATCT